GTACTGTAATCGTAGACGACCTTGTTGGAATTTTTGAGCATTAACTTGCACTTTAATTTCCATATCTGCTCTTAAACCAACAAAACCAGACAACTTCTCAGCGTACATAGTATTACTAACCATAACATCTGGAAAGTTATCTGTAAAAAGCACTTGTCCTTGTGTATTTGTTGTTGAAAATTGACCCGACCATATTCTTATAGGTCTTTCTAAAAAATTTTTAATATCATGTTTTATATCCTTAGCTATTGACATTTCTAAATATGATTTGGGCATATCAACATATTCAGCTACAGCAGAATCTGAAGTTGTTTTTCCTTGATCATGAAAAGTTATGATTTCTTCGCGATGAGTTTGTTCGTATTCGTTCGTAATTTCGTTTTGTTTAAATGATGATTCGTTTGTTGTTTCGGCAAGTCAATTATTTAAATTTGTAGACGACTTAATCTATCAAATCGAGTCAAGTTTCCTGGAATTTAAGAGGGCTGCTCTTGATGCTTCCTGGAAGTAAGGATAAATATCCCACATCGTTAGTACTATAGCAATTAAAAATGAATTTTATACTTAACTATTTTATTTCAATTTTAAAGATCACATAATACCCTAGGCCATAAAACCATCTGTTGGTGAAAAATTTATCAACAACAAGCGGAGTTCCTCGTAACATAAAATATTTGGTTGAATTTTATCTCGCACTATATCTAATTGCTCTAAAATATTAACAAATTTATTATACTCACTAAAACCATGTAAAGACATTTCACGCAAAGCTGTTTCAATATTTGATCTTAACAAATCAGTGGGGTTAACATCATTTTTCCTTACCCAATTTAGCATTTCGTATATCACTGAAATATCTAATGGAGCAACATACCTACATTCATCTTCATCATATTTAAATTTCCGTTTCAAAAAAGCTATATTATCTATATCTCGAAATTGTACTATTTCTCCAGTTTTTCCTTCATCAGTATATACATGTCCTAATTTTGCCATAGCATTTGATAAAGTTTCTTGATTAAACCAATCTACAATTGCGTCAGATATATTTATACAATTATCATCACCATAACACATCATACTAACAGCATCCATGAAAGCTTGCATATTATAATACTTACAATACAATTCACTATTCTTTTCATAAGTATCTTCGACTACTTGTAAATATGCAATTCTAACAATAAGACAATTATATATGGAATTGAGAATGACAGTAAAAGGATTACCACTTGGCTGAGAGTGTGTCCATTGATAAATATTGTCCTCATGAACATGAACAGAATTGACCAAGTGAACCCACAACATGTAGCGAATTTTCTTGTTTCGTTCATCTTTGTCATATTGTGAATACCATTTCTCAACAATTCTATAAATAGCCCACAGGACGCTAATATTTAATGATCCATCGAAATTACTAAAATCTCCAGCTATAACTTTCTTTCCTTTTTTTTGTAAAGTTTTTGCTATGATAGTCCAATCATCTGAATATACATTTGATCCAACAGATATTTCATTCCAATTTCTATTGTGCATTATCCATGATGCAAATCCCAAAAAATATTGTCGAAATAACACTACATAATGCATTGGACACGACGAAAACATTCTAG